TTCATTTGCATGAAACAGAGTATCCGGAAAATACGATAAAGATCGGTTAATAATATACGGAGAATATTCCTTTTCCAGTAAAGGATCTTCCAAAATATTCTTTTTGGTAATATTGATGGAATTTAACCAATCTGTAAGTTTCATTTGAAGTTGCACTCCATCATCACTTGCACCAAACAAGCAGTCATATTGATTTCTTGATCGGCAACAAATGCAGACTTATACTGATATTCGGAAATAATCAATACAAAAGTAGGAATGCTTTCGGGTTCCATTGTATCCTGCAATCCCTCATACAACTTACGGAACACTTGAGATTGATCGTTGTCTAAGTTTGCAACAACCCACTTTCGAACAGCAGGAAAGTTTTTCTTCTTCATTGCATCGGTTAGATCATCAATATTAAGATCTCCGACTTCCTTAAGAATACCAACATCAATTTCGCCGGAAACAGAATAACGCTGCAACTCGTTCAAAAGTCTACGTAGATCTGGCGCATGACGCATGATGAGTTTAACAAGAACCTTCTCATCATACTTTACCTTTTCTTTGTCCAGAATGAACTTCAAACGATCCAAGATGAATGGACCAAGTTTCATCTTGTCCTTCGGGGTAAACTTGAAATCAATGCATGTGCATCTAGAATGCAGAGGTTCAATCACTCGATTCTTAAAGTTGCAAGTCAAAATGAATCGGCAATTATCTGCAAACTCTTCGATAAATCCTCGGAGAGCAGGTTGAGTTGACTGTGGATTTGAATAATCAAACTCATCTAGGATCACTGCTTTGCGGTTTCCTGTCAAAGACACGGTGCTGGCAAAGTTGCGGATCTTTGTACGCAGAGTGTCAATGTTTCCATCTTCAGAGCAGTTGATGATAATCCACTCCATGTCAAGTTCGTTGCATAGAGCCTTTGCAACAGTTGTTTTGCCACAACCTGGTCCCCCAGAAAGGAGAAGGTTCTGGAGTTCTCCAGAACCAACCATTTCCTTGAAAGTCTTCTTTAGACTATCGGGAAGAACACAATCATCAACTTTCTGCGGACGGTATTTTTCCACCCACAAGAATGTATCATTGTTTGTTTCCATATATTATCCGTTGTACTTTGAATCCGGTTCTAGTGCAATCCAATACGATAGATTCATTGTTTCGTGAGTAAACTTACTAACAACCTTTTCTGTGATTTCTACATTGTAATCACCATAGATCAACTTTAGATTTTCTACCTTAAAGTAGAATTCAAAGTCTGCATCGGTATCACCCAAATCGACCGAATAACTATTTGAGGTATCGTCGTTCTTGTCGAGCGCAACAAGTTCCATTCTACCATCATTAGACCGCACGGCAATATCAGGAAGTTGCAGAACAGATGCTGCCTTTTGCAGTTCTGTAAAGTTCTTTTGGGTTAACTTGAAGTTTACCACACCAGCAGGCATTTGAATCTTCTTTGTGGGTGTGGTCAACAACTTTGGTTCACAATAAAAATACTTAACAGAAGAACCATTTGAACCAGAAATAACCACATACTTTTGGTGGAATTCAAATTCAGGATCAGTAAACAAACTCACAGTTCCAAGGAACTTGTTAAGATCCCAAACACCAAACTGGGTATCGAATGTTTCGTCCACAGTCGCTTCTGCTAGAACATTCTTTACTGGGGAAATCGTAGTAATAACATTACCGGGATTCACTAGGATGTTGGAATTGATTGACGCATAATTCTTGAGGATATCAAGAGTTTTCTTTGAGAGTTTAATTGTAGTTGCTGTAGTCATTGTATAGATTCTCCTTTAGACTTCTCTGTAATATACTCCACACTCATACGATTTTCAATTTCTTTTTTCCGACTATTTTGTATTTCAGCAGGTTCTTGACTAGATGGTTTATATGGTTGGAATCCAGGCATTTCCAAAGGACACCAAACCTTAGGATAATCCAGTTTGCCATAGTTTTCCTTACCATCAATAGTCAAATCTGTTAATTGCGTTCCTTGCTTATCCCCACAACCACAAGCACCGCAATAGTATGAATTTGCAAATTTTGCACTTTCTTTACGCTGCGAACATGGTGGTAAACTATCATCACCATGACAACTCAATTTACGAAGTACTTTGGTTTCGGGTGTAGTTTTTTTGTTATTTAATCCTCTTGATTTAATGGAGGATGCTAATGCAGTTGCTTTTTCTATTAATGTTTTTTGACGCAACATTTCTTGTTGCTTCATATGGTTTAAATTAATATCTTCTGGATTCTCCATAATCAATCTCCATTAAAAATCTTGAATGTCATTCATAAGATTCTTCAAACCCTTTTCAACAAAATAATTAAAAATCTTGCTGCGATCTGCTGTAATTGGTTTGTTGTATTCCGCAAGAATTGCCTGCTCATACTCTTGAGGTATGTAGGACAGATCTACCAACATTTGGTTGCGGTTCCAGTTACTTAGTAGATCGTTTGGCACATTACCTGTGCTAGACCAAGTGTCCAACTTCTTAGATGATAGTGGCTTTTGTCGCTTACCATCTACTGCAAAAACATCATCATCTGAAAGAATATTTGGAATACCATCTCCAGAATCCCCGCGTACAATGTGTTCAAACAAAAACTTATCGGGGGATTCACAGGTAATAAATCCCTTTTGATTTGGGCTATATTGAACAATATTTGGATATCGCATCAATTGCTTGAAATCTTTATCACCGGAAACGATCAAAATCTTTTCCTGCGTGTGATAATGCTTAGACAAAGTGGCGATAATATCATCGGCTTCACATCGTTCAATCTTCATTGTGCGATATGGCATATTTTCCGCAACTTCATTACGAATCTTAGAAAGAGTTTCAAAAACTTGCTTCCAATAGAATTCATCTTTTGCTTGCGTCTTTTTACGGTTAAACTTATAAAGCGGAAAGATATCTTTACGCCAATAATTACCGGCGTCTTGACAAATTACAAGTTCACCATACTCCTGATGGAATCTATTTCGATAGTAACGATATGTGTTTAAAGTAATATGTCGAATCATATCTTCATCTAACTGATCCGGTGAATCATATTGAGAAAAGATAGATGAAAGTACGATTTGTGTATTGTCAATTAGAATCATTTAATTACCTGTATAATTACGGTATTTTCGTTAAATCTGCCATTCGGGACAGATTCTTTTGTTTTAACAGTTTCCCATGCATTATTAATGGCGCGAACGCCACCAATCATGCGTGAGAGTACATTTTTAGGATCACGAAGTTTCTTTGTTTTTGAAGAACCCTCATCAAAACCAATTAGTGTAGTTCCTTTGATTGTAAAACCATCAACCAATGGAGATGCGTCATACACAGTAAGTGTACGATATTTTGTGTTGAATGCAACTAATTTCTTTGCACCAATAATTTCTCTAGGATCAACTGAATTCAAATTAAACTCAGTGCATTCCTTTTGATACTTTAATTTTGCAATCAATTGTTCTGGCTTCTTCTTTTTCTTCTTTCTTGGTTTGCGAATCTTCTTTGCAAATTGTGCTTGCGCTTGTAATTGCACAACCATGTCTTGATGAAATTGTAAGAACTTCTTGAGTTTTGGCTTACTGATCCAAGAATATGCTTGCTTTAAATCTTCATCTTTACCAGAAATTGCTTCTTCCAATTCTTTAATTCTTGGTTTAAAAGAATCCGCAATCATTTGCGCTTGCATGGACTTTACATCCTTTTTACGAATCCATTCCGTTATTTCAAATTCAAATTTATTCGATGTTGGTTTTGTTAAATAATTAACCAATTCATCTACACGAATTTCAAGTTCGCAGATATATTCAGAAACTTGTTCATTAATTCTGTCTTGAATTGAAACTTTTGGTTTATCGACAACTGGTGCCAAATATTGAACTTTAGATCCCTCTTTGATCAAATTATCAATATGAGTTTGAACTAGTTTCTTCTTTGCTTCGGGCAGTGTTACGCCATTGTTAGAAACGCGACAATATGCACCAACACACCGAAAGTCAAAACTTACGGTTGATGCATTTTCTACCTTCTCCTGATCGCTTTTAGTGTATTTGTTTTTCTTCAAATACTCTAGAGTGGCTTTGCGGTAGTCTTTTTCAGACCAATTATAATTATACCAATTCAAAGCCTTTTGAATTTGCCAAATGAGTTCACTATCGTCCGTAATCTTCATGGCGGCAATGTTTGGCTCACCACCAAGTAATACAGATTCAACAGTATCACCCCTACCGATGGACTTGTAGCGTTTCTTGCTCATGGACTATAGTGTATCAAGTGTTGCTCTGTTGTCAAGGTTTATAGAAAACAAATACTGGTTCGTATTTGTGAAATCTACCATTAACCTTACAATAATTTTTACACTTCGGTAAACCATCTTCACCCACACGATTCTGACCAGGCATGTTTTCCAGTGCCATCTTTAATGTAAATTTGTATTCCATACCCAAAGACTCTAGTATTTTTCTAGAATCTTCTTCTAATGGAAGGTAATCACCACTTACCAATAAGTCAGCAATATTCCATAAAAGATACCTATCATTCTTTAAATAAGAAACACAGGTTTCTAGTGTTGGTCTTAAAAACCCATCTCGCCAAGAATCATATGAAGAAAATTTCTTATATGATTGATTCTCATCTTCAGAATATGCTTCTCTGTTAAAATACGGTGGTGAAGTAAATACCAAATCTACTTTGCCTTTGTATTGTTGGAAGTTGGTGTTCTCAGAAATGACTTCAGAGCCAAGCTGATATAGATCGCAAGTATTAGTTGAAGAAAAGAAGGGATTCGCTCTATATGTTTTTGTATTATAAAAATCTGCAATAGCATGGTACTTAGAAGAGTGACCATCACATTGCCAATTTTCGGGATTAGGATCAGTTCCAACATAGTGTACATTCCTGTCATCGCGGATAGACATTGCTCCTAAAATTCTACCACCCCAACCACTAGATGGATCGTAAATTACAATACGATCTTGATCTTTGCAGTGTTCTGTAAACCTTTCATACAAATACTTAGCAGTCATCGGTGGAAAGTTAACTGCGGGTTGAATATAACCAATACGGAAAGATGCAAAACCGGCAGGGAAAACTCTTTCACCCTTCTTATACAGACGAATGGCATACAATTGATCGTCTGGTAAATTCTCATGATCAAATGTGGAATAATGCCGATATGACATCTTGGGCTTCCACTTTTCAAACTGCTCTTTTGTCAGTTGAAGAATGTTAGACTGCTCAAGTTGAAAATAACTACTGCTTGCACCTTCGCGGGGAGCCACTTGTTCCAACATGAAATCGTAACCAGTAAATACGGATGGACTATTAAAGAACGCTTCCATCCATTCGTCACCAGAACCCACATCTACAACAGAATACTTCTTATCGTGCTTGATTGTAGAAAGGGCGTGCTTATAGAAAGAATCGCGGCGCAAATGACGCATAGTACCACGAATCATTCGCGGCAGATATTTGTCATCTGCAAACATATCGTAAATAGAATATCCGGTATCATTCGCAGAATAATTGATTCTCGTCTTGAACATATTTGAGAACCACTGATCGACTTCTACACCGATGCGGGATTTATTTACAATTACATCATCAGGAACATTAGATAGTTCATCTGAATGTGTAAATTCATGAACAGGATATTGTCCCAGTTGATTAAACTGATCGATTATATCTTGCTCGTCTTTTCCTGTTCTTGGAGGACAACCATATGTGTCCCACGAATTTAGAATTGCTTTACGCATCTCGATTACCCACTGCTCAAACTCCTTTGGAGTCATTGCAAGTAGATCCTCAAAGTAAACATTTACATCTAGATTATTAATTACGTGGTCATTACGCTCGTAAAAGGGTTTCTTTCCCACCTGTAAATCACTCCCGGCAGTTTCCCGCCCATCCACGATATTGTTCCCACTTCCTGAAACCCGTGCTTCAGATAGAACTTTATTGCTCTTTCGTTGTTTGCTCTGACTGATAGCCATACATCGGTTCCTGCATATTGTAAAAATTGATTCAAAACTTTAGATGCGCTTCCGTTACCTTGTGATCCCGCTGCAATCTGA